TCAGGCTCCCCCTCCTCAGGCTCCTTAGTACCTGTAGCACGCAGCAGTAGTTTATTTGGTTCATCCCCTGCTGTTCCTTCTAGAGGTCCATCCCCTGCTGTTCCCTCAACCCCCTCAGCCCCTCCTTCTAGAGGTCCATCCCCTGCTGGTCCCTCAACTTCTGATATATTAGCATCCCAAAGAGCCCGCGCAGATGCAGAAGCTGCAAAACAAGCTGAACTCGCTCGTCAATTAGCAGCTGGAGTTCCTAGAGTTGGAGCTGAAGCAATAGCTCAAGATGTATATAATAAAGTTTTATCTAAAAAGGGACCTAATGCCGCTACACCAAGTGCCGCTGGTTTATTCGGCGACATGAGCACTGTCAAGAAATACTTCAACTATTAAATACATAAATTAAATTTATAATAATATACTATTATAAATTTAAATCCTTTTTTTTACAAAGAAACCTTTTACAAAGTATATAAAGTATTTTTCCAAACTTATAGTAATATGGGCTTAGGATTATTATTATTAGTTTCAGTAGGTAAAGAAAATATTTATCTTTCTTCAGAACCAGAAATAACATTTTTTAAAATTGCACATAAAAGACATACAAATTTTTCTATCGAAACTATAGCACAATATTTTAAATCAACACCTGATTTTGGTAGAAGAGTTACTGTTAATTTATCAAAAAATTCTGATTTATTAGGATCTATTTTTTTATATGTTGAATTACCTGATATTATTATGGAAAACCATTCAGTTTTACCAACCGGTGTTAAAAAATTTGCTTGGACACAAAAAGTTGGATTAGCTTTATTAAGTTATGTTGATTTAGAAATAGGTGGAGTTTTAATTGATAGACAATTTGGTGATTATTTAAATATATGGAGTGAATTGGTTTTTAATCTTGGTAAAAAGAAAGCTATGAAAAAAATGGTTGGAAATATAGAATTATTAACAGATTATTCCAATGGTAAAACATCATATAATTTAAATATTCCTTTAAACTTTTGGTTTTGTCAGGATTCAGGAATAGCTTTACCTATAGTTGCTATGATACATAATGATATTAAAATTCATGTTCAATTTAATGATTTTAATAAATGTTATTTACAAACACCAACAAATTATCTTAAAACTGTTGAACCATTTAGTTTGTTTAAAGAAGGAGAATTAATTAGACAAACTGTTGGGGGAAATACATATATTGGAAGATTTGTTTATTTTGATTCAATTAATAACAATTTATATTATAACAAAATAAAAGATGATTTTTTAATTCCATCTATAGATAATGATAATAATTATATAATTATTGGCGATGAATCTAAATTTCAACAAAATATTTCATCAACTGCTATTATAGTTGTAGATGAAGATTATTTTAGATTTAATACACCAACAATTCAAGCTGCTTATTTATTAGTAAATTATATTTATTTAGATAACAGTGAAAGATTTCTTTTTGTAAATAACACCCATGAATATCTTGTTCCAGTTGTTCAAAATATACAAGAACAAACATTTTATTCTACAAATATTTCATATAAAATTCCATTTGTTAATCCAATTAAAATAATCTTTTGGCGAGCACAATTAGTTTCTAATTATAATGCAAATGATTTATTTAATTATTCATTAGAACCAATTTCATTAACAACAAATAAAATAATTGATCAAGAATATCTAGTTTTGAATTCGATTAATAGAATGGAATTAGGCAACCCAGAATATTATAGTTTGGTTCAAATTTATCAAAATAAATTTACATCAGCACCATACGGAATAAATATGTTTTCATTTTGTATTAATCCATTAGATTATCAACCATCAGGAACATTAAATTTTAGTAAAATTGATGATGCTTATTTAGCAATCAATTTTAATAAGTTGGTAAATTATCAAAATCCTACAACAATAAGAGCATATGGAATTCAATTAAATATTTTTAGAGTTGTTAATGGATTAGGTGGTTTGGGGTATTATTTATAAATCTATCTGATTGTTTTCTTCAAGTTTAATTTTATCTTTATTATTATATAAAATTAATTTTATTTCTTCTTTCTTTAAATTTTTTAACTCTGGCTCTTTTAACATTCTATCAATAAATTTTTTAACTCTTACAGCTTTTTCTGGTGTTAATTTATTTTCTATTTCTTTATAAAAATTACCAATATCATACATACGATTATCTATAAGGTCGTCTAATAATTCATTTTTATTTACTGCTATAAATTTTTTTGCTTTTTCATTATACATAAATCCAAAACTACTTTGAAGATTTGTAATACAAACATTTTGAAATTGCTTAAATTCGGGTGTTGTATGTATAAGTTCAACTAAATCATTTATACTCATAGCCTGCCGATTTAATATACTTAATTTTTGTTTTGTTGATAAAACTTCTTGTAAATTTTCATGACCAAGTTGTACTATTTGAACATTCATAGTGCCATTATTAACAATACATCCATTATTATTTATTTTATTAAGGGTTTTAGGATGAATTTTCAATGCTTTCTGTAACAGGATTTTTAATGATTCCATTTCTTTTTTTATTTCTATATTTTCTTTCTTCATTTCTATATTTTCTTTCAAAACTAAATCTAGTTTATTTATTTTTTCATTACAAGTTTTCTCGTGTCTCCATCTATTTTGTTTAAATTTAAAATCTTTATTACATTTTCTACATTTATATTTACATTCATTTTCTTCAATTATATGAATACTTTCAAGATTACTTTTTTTTAAATCTTCATGATTACTATAATTACTTTCAAGATTACTTTTTTTTAAATCTTCATGATTACTATGATTACTATGATTACTTTTAAGATTATTATCAAATTTATGATATTTTTTTATGTGATTACTTCTAGAAGATTGTGATGCATATTTTTTATTACAATATTTACATATTATATCCATGAGTATATATTCTTATATAAATATAATAGATATTATATTCTTATATATTTTTTTTTAATAAATAAAAGTGAGTTAATTTTAAATTAACTCACTTTAACATGCGAGAGAGAGAACCCTGAAATTGAATATATCTAATAAAATAAAGTTTATTTCAGATATTTTTTATTTAATTTTATTTTTCCCTTAAAAATAAAATAAATTTTTACTGTAACCTGATAAGCTTGTGCTTATTTCGCTACGCTCAACTTCGTCCGGTGGTTAACTTCGTTAATTCGCTTTGCTCAACACCTTCGGTGTGCTTCGCTAGTTAGGTTAAAATAAAATAAATTTTTACTGTAAATTAAAAAAATCCTTAAAAAATAAAATAATAATTTATTTTATTTTAACCTAAGCAGCGAAGCATACCGAAGGTATTGAGCAAAGCGAATTAACAAAGTTAACCACCGGACGAAGTTAAGCGTAGCGAAATAAGATTTATCTTATCATGTCAGTCCATCCACGCCAAAGCCCCCATTCCACTCATAATCCTCAATATTTGATATTCCCTAACACTTGTTTTCAATAAAAATGGGTCTTCTATACATCTACTATCATTTACTGTATTTATTACAATATCATCTAACATGGTAAAATTAATATGTCCTGATGGTTGTTTTTCTAATGGATGTAATGAAAAACTATAAGCAAGAAAACCAGAATCAACAGAAGTATTATATCTTTCGTAAGGAACAACTGTATCAAAATAACTACTTTTTAAAGGGACAAATAAATCAGTTCCACTACTTTGAATATTTAAGGTTAAAATTGGATTAATTATTTTTTGTATTTCATAATTCTTAAATAATTTAACACAATATAATTCTAAATTAGACCGTCTTTTTTGTAAACTAGGAAATTTATATTGATACTTTCCATCTAAAAATAATAAATATTCCATATTATATATTTCAAATTTTGATAATATTACTGATTGTTTAAAATAAGCACAACGTTCAGCATTTATTTGAACATCACTAATTGCCTTTTTAATTACATCAAAATCAAAAGCATTTTCTTTTCCTATTTTATCTGTATAAACGCCTGTTATTAAATATTCATTATATAATGCACGTTTATTTTCATAATAAATTGTCCAATAATCTTTCATAGGTTTATATTCACTATATGTTGGTTCCGATGTAGATATAATTTCTGTAGCAAAGAATACATCTTTCACCATATTTTTGAATTTCATTCTTGATATTGAATTTACTGACGCTATTAAACTATCTGGATATGTTTTAAATCTTTCTATCATATATTCATGTTGTAAATTACCAAATAATTCCCTCTCTATTGTATCAAGCATAATACCATCTATATTTATTTGAATATTAAGTTCTGGTAAGTCTTTACTTTCATAATTAATATTTAATAATAATTCTTTTATTTCACTAATTTTAAATTTTAATGATATTAGCGTATAAGTCAAACAAATTAATGGTAATGATTGAGTTGAATCACAATTAAACCAAAATTCTAATGGTACTATAAATCTAATACCATTATTATAATGATATGGTTTTACTAATTTATCTAGTTGACTTCTTTTATTATCATCTTTCAAAAATTGATATTGTATATCCATAACATTTTTATTTAATTGTTCTACTAATTGGTCCCCAATATAAAAATCAATATATTCAAAAAATCTTTTATATAAATCTGGTTTAAAAACAGCAGGTTCAGTATAAACTATTAAATTTTTTACTGTTGTACTTGTATTAGTAAGTTGATCCGATGGAGTAATTTTTTGATTTGCAAATTTTTTATCCAATTTAAATTGAGCAAATTTACTTATTAAATAAAATTTGTTTATATTTTCTAATTGAAAATTGAAAGTATCTAAAAAATTAAATGCTTGTTCATCAATAAAAATTAAATAATTACCTAAACTAATTTTTCTATATATTGTAAATGATATATAACTATATTGAACAAGTGTTGTTGAAACAACTGGAAATTTTAATTGTGATTCATTAATAATAATAAAATTAATATTATCTAATGATTGATTGGTAACTAAATACATTTCATTCGTATATGAATATGATGCAATTATATTACTTATTGGTTCTGTATTAATTGTAGAATACCATATAATTGAATCTGTACTATAAATTAAATTAGTACTAGTTAAAGTATTAGATAAACCACCTAAAATCCATTTACTTCCTGACCATTCTAAAGTTGTAAAATTATTCATAAAAGTAGTTGCATTTTGGTTTATGACTAACCAATCTGTAAAGTTAGTACTTTTTTTAATAACATTATTATTTGATAAATCTGTACCAATAACTAACCAATAAGAATTATTATAATCTATGCATTTTACAGTATTCATTCCAAAATTTATAGGTATTAAATCTGATGAATTAAATTTATTTGTATACCAAGATTTACCATCTTTACTACCATATGTAATTCCAGTACTATTAACTATAGCAAACCAAACAGATAATACTTTATTCCAATAAATATAGCTAATTCCTCCTCCTTGTGGTGTATAATCAATAGAACCAGTATTCCAAGTTATACCATCTTCTGACCAAACAAATGTATTTTGATATCCATTAGCCCAAGAAATATTAGTATTTAAACCACCAGCTACCCATATAGTACCATTTGTCTTGATAACATTTAAAACAAAATATGTATTTGTAAAAATACACCTTTGCCAACTTATACAATTGTCTTTTGTGTATAAAATAAAACTTGGATTAATATTTTCTACTGAATTACAAAGTGTGCATATAATTTCTCCATTTGTTGCTAAAGCTGTTACAATACCACCTGTGTATGAACTAGTAAAGAATGGTTTAATTGATTCATTATTAATCCAATTCAATCCATTAGAAGAAGTCATTAAATAATTAGTACCTGATCTTCCAACAGCAATAAAATTTGAATTTACATAAATTATATCAACAATTGGATTTAGCAAAGGACTATATATAACAGGAAACCAGTTTATATAATTATCTGAATAATAAATATTAAATGATGTGCCTATTGCTATAGCACGACCATAAACAATTTGAGGTGATACAAAATTCAATATTTGTCCTTCATATAATGTTGTATCTTCTAAATAAATTAATGAATCAGTATTATTATATTGAATTGGTTTATAATCTGATTTAATATTTGCTAAATAAATATATTGACCAATTTCATCACCATCATTATTTAATGTTTGTATGTATCCATCGTAACGAATATCTATTGGATCAAATAATTCAATGGAACATAATTGATTATTAATAGGTTTTTCAATAACTTTTTCAATAATTACTTGAGTAAACAGAAAAGATTCTATAATTATTATATTAGTTGTTATTTCCAAAGATATACCATTTATGAAAAAATTACTTATATCAACAAATATATTATTTATTAAATATGAGTATTTTGAATTAAATATAAATAAATCAGGCATATCAAATTTTAGAACTCCGTTTACATAAGTATATTTATTAATATTCCATTTATTTAATACTCCGCCAAATGTATGATAATTAATATCTGCATCAGCAATAAATTTGTTACAAACCATTTGTGTTTTATAACTAAATTTAATTACATCATTAGACATTATAATATTATATTCCGTTATATTATTAATAAAATTTTGAATAAATACATCACTATTTTCATGGGAATTATAATTTATATCATAATATATAAAACAACTAGTTATATCATTAATTGGTGGTACATCATTAAATTCAAATAAGAATGAATCCATTTTTTCCATTAGTTGGATTGGTTCTGGAGGATATTCACCTATTTTTGAATAATGAACTATATTTTGAAATACAAAATTAGTAGATATATCAATGCTATTTAGTAATACTTCTATTACATCATCACCAATAAATTTTAAATCATTAACTTTTACTTCATCATTAATATAAAAATTTTTAGGAACATTCTTAAGATCAAAATAATATTGATAATTAATTAATGGTTCTGCTAAATTTAAATTATATAATACTAAATTTTTATATATTATTGAGGTTGACTTTATAGTTAAAATTATTTTAGTGTCTTTAAACTTTGTTAATTTTCCTTGTACAGTAAATTTTTTATCATTAATATTTACTACTCTGTAAAATTTATTATCAGATGAAAAATAAATAGTATAATCTTGAGATTGAGCATTAAATACTTGATTTATTTTTAATAATTCTATATTTGTATAATTTCCAGATATATCATAAGTATCTACACCAACATTACTTTCTGCTTGAATATAAGAATTTAATGTTTCTATGTAATTAGGAAAAACCAAGTATGTATCATAAGTAAATAACTCAACATTTTTATATTTTATTGTTAAGAATAAATTAAAATCAATACTTGATAAATCTTGTGATGACATATCTATTGTATATACATATCCAATAAATTTAGTTGATGAAATATTATATGGTTTAAATGCATCAATACTGAAATTATGATTTATATCAAAATTACTCTTGGAATAAAATTCAATTTGATTGTTAAAAATTAAAGGATTATCAACTGATATTTTATTTAATATTTTTTCACCTTCCAAAAAATCTATTTTGTATACTGTATGAGATGAATAAGTTTCATCTTGTAAAAATATAGCATATGGATATAAACCAGAACTAGTATCTACAGTATAGTTTAAATTATAAGGAATATTAATATTTAACATATGTTCTGTAGCATTTAAAGGATAATCTTTCAAAAATTCAACTGTATCATATCCCGAATCATAAGTTATTAAATTAGTTAAGACATCTAAACCTAAACTTGAAAAATTATTCATTGCTCTAAAATCAATTGCTTCACCTAATTTACTTTTAAATATATATAGTAATAAGTCACCAAAATTTTTTGGTTTACCTATAAAATTTTTTATTGTACTTTTTAAATTTATGAATTGTTGAGATAAAGTAATAATATGATTTAGTACACCATAAATTGTAACACCATATAATATATTATTTGAAATATTATTTACTATATTAAATATCTCATTGGATACTAATGTTATATCTCTTACAATTTTAAATGTATTGTTTGTTTCTATAACTATAAATTGATTATTTATTACTAGATTATCTAATGGTATATTATCAAAAAGTAATTTTGTCCCTGTAAATATAATATTTAAATCAATATCACGTAAAAAATTATTAATATATTTAATTGGATTTAACCAAAAAGAATCATATCTAATAAAATTTGGTAAATTTTCATAAAATGTATTTTGAAAATATAATAAATCTAAAAACATAGGAAAATTATTATTTTTCTTTAAAAAATATAAGAACCCAGACAAATCACGAATCTCAGATTTAGTATAATAATTGTTAGAACTATCTAATGAAATATTACCAGAAACATCCATTTGTAAATTACCTTTTATTAATACATCTTTTGTGATATCTGGATTTGTTACTAATGACCACGTATTCCAAGATTTGATGGGATTAAATAAAGTAGATAATTTAAAATTTGTATCATTAAATATATTTAATAGCGAACCTTCTGAATCAAGATAAATAGTTTCTTCATCAAAAATATTTGTTTTAAAGTTATTAAAGTAGATTTTATTTAATTCAGATGATATTATTATGTCATTTGTTGTTAATGTTCTTTTCATACTTACTTGATCAATATATGTAGATACAACATTTAAATTTAAATTACCAGCTGATATATTTATACCATTTTTAACTAAATAACTAATATCATTTTCAATTGTATAATAGTTATAGTCAATACTAGATCGTAAATTTAATTCTACTGGAATTTGTATACTTTCCAATCCAAAATCTTTTTCATAAATTGGATTAATATTAATATTTGTTGTATATAAGCTTTTCTTTGATTTTTTTAAATAATTAATATGTTTGGTATATAAATAATTTACATTATCAATAAAATCTTTTGTTTGTAAATAATATTTACCATCGGATAGTATAATTATACAAGGTATTGTTTTATCAAGATAATATATTGAATTAGCATTGTATAATATATTAGTAATATCAATTTCTACTTGAAATCCATTTTCTATATTTTCTACTAATCCATTTAATACTAAATTATATTTTTTCCATATTACTATTTCATTTTGTGGTAGTTTTGATAAAATAAATTGTTTAATGATTCTCATATCATTGTAATTAAAAGTATTATCTATATTTAAATTAATTAAATGTATTTTGTCAATATAAAATTCTGACTCGTAACTTTGAACTGTTCCAATAATTAATAATTTATTTGGTAATTTTATTTTACATAAATAACTAATATATTGATTGAATTTTGTTTTTTCTAATAATATATGATATGAATCTATTAAATTTAACATATTATTTGATACATCAGAGCATATTATATTATCTTTAAAAATTACTTTATTTGGATTTTCAATATACTGATTTGATACATCGTAATTTAAAATTTTTTCATTCGAAATATCATAATAATGATATGAATTTAAATTAATAATTGGTCTTAAATAATTACATTTATCTAATATATAATTACAAGATAATATTTGGTCACTCCTTTTTCCTAAAACTACTTTAACAGACGTAGCTGCTAAAGGATAATTTAAATTATTAACAATAATTTTATTTGGTAAAATAACTCCAATAATATAATTTATAGAACTGTTAATTAATATATTTTGATTGTAGAATAAATCTTGTGCTGTTAAATTTATATTTGGATTTTTAAATATTAATATATTTCCTGATAAATCAGCATCCAATGGTAAAATAGATTTATTTTCAAAATATAAATTTTGATATGGAAACATTAAAATTCTAGTAAATAATAAAGAATTTGCTAAATTACTTTTTGTTATATTATTTAAATTATTAATATTTCTAAATATACTATTTTGTTCAAAATAAAAATTATTTAATTTATTTATTAAATTACCAGATGAATCTAATTTATTTATTAAATTTCCAGATGAATCAAAACTTAAATTTTCCATTTTAAAAGGTTGATATGGAAAATAGAAAACATGAAAGCCTTCATTATAATTACTTAAATTGGGTGTACCGTTAATTGAATTTATATAAATTATTCCATTTTTAATATATTTAATTGATAATACACTAGTATTAATTATTAAATAATCATTTTTTCTTAAAATATAATTATAAGGATTGTATAATTTATTATTTTTAACATATAAATAAATAGTATCATTTTCAGCAATTGAAAATGAAGGTCTATTAGAACTTAAATCTTCTACTCCAAAAACCATAGTATTAAAAGACACATCTATTAACATTTTATAATTATTTGTATTATTAATTGTAAATTCAACTACATTTTCAAATTCTGGTATTATTGGTATTGAATTATATCTATATAAATAATAATAACCAGAATAATTAGATTTTAATTGTGTAATTTTAATTGGTTTTACATCATAAAACATTGTGATACTATTTAATCCTAATATTTCAAATATATTATCACCAATCATAATAATATCATTTATTCTCAAACAATTTTTTTTATAACTTGTAATTTTATATGTATTTTCATTAAAATAAATGTTTATTTCATTAAGAGTAAAAATTAAATCCCTATCTGATGCATACATTGTATATATTTCATTTAAATTATTTTTAATTTCTGTATTTATATTTATAATTCCATTTGATAAATCAACCGTATTAATTAAACAAAAATATTTATTTTCTTTTCCTATTAAAATTAAATATTTCAAATTAATTAATAAATTATTTGATATTTCACTAAAATCTTTGTATATTAAATTTCCATTAATTTTATCAATTACACCTAAATTATCCAAAATAGGAAAATAATCAATAGTTGTATCATAATTATATTCTAATTTAGCAAGTAAATTTTTATTATATAAAACATTACTATGATAATATACTTGTTGTCGTGAACGATTTTCAAAATAATTATTAAAATAAATATATTTATTATTTAATGAAATTAATTGGTCATTTCCTAATAGTGAATAACCATTATTAATTTCAAACATATTAATATCTCTTCCTAAAATATTATTTTGATATACATTAAATGGATAAAACGTCTGACCAATACTAGCAGGTTGTTGCATGTTAAAAATACTGTAATATGAATTATTTGTATTACTTATTTGTAATATCCAAATATACGAAAATTTATTTATTATACTATCTCCTTGTTGTAATCCAAACCATAATTTATATTTTTCAAAACCACTAGATGCCTTGACTTTAAATGTATATACATTGTTAACTTTTGTAATAATAAAATCAGATTGATAACAAGTAATATAAGTATAAATATTGTTTTTAAATAAATCTGAATATAAACGACCATTTACAAAACCATTATTATCAATTGTCTCTGTTTTATAAAATAAAAAATTATTGTAATTTTGATCTGGATAATTTGCGCTATCATGATATACATATACTAATGCAGTTATTGATTCTATAACATAATTATAACTAAATGGCAACATAAAATTATTATTACTTGCATCTTTAAATGCTCCTATTATATCTAATTCATTTTTAAAAACATCATCATCTTTATTCTTAAAATCAAAATAATAGTATGAATTAATACGTACATCTTTCTCATAATAATTACTACTAGTATCTATATCAGGACAAATAAACTCAATTGAATTATTATCAATTATTGATATATATTGTTCTTCAACTTTAATAAAATTGTCATCAGCCAAAAAATATAAATCTGTTGATGGTATGTTATTTAAATCAACACTATAATCATTTGAAATTAAATTAATAAAAAATATAGTTCCATTTAAATAATAATATGTATAATTAGGAAGATTTGCAATTGATGATAAATTTAATATTTTATTTGTAATACTTCCTGTATATCCAGTAGGAATTAATTTTAAATTATTTTGTGGATAAATCCATAAATTATAATTACCTGAAATGTTACTATTTTCTAATTGAGACCCTGTAAATATTTGATTATCTAATTTATAATAGTTTAATTTTGTATAATTATTTAAGACAAAATCTTTTTGTTCAGTAATCAATTTTATAGGATTTGTATAAATATTATTTATTAAAGCTGTTTTAATTATTCTAAATGGTGGCATACTTTGCTTATTAATAAATTTATATGTAGTTACTATATCTTCTGTATAATCATTATAAGAAAAATAAGTATCTGTGTTAGTAATAATAGAATCAAGTAATATATAATTGTTATCTTTTTTAATAAATATATCATCTTTAATAATATTTGATGTTTGCATTTTTGATTTAAAATTAGTATGCATTCTAATATTCTTTACAATGTAAAAATTAGCTGGCAAAAATGATTCAATATTATTTGCTTGTGAAAATCCACTAATTAAATATCTATTTCTAAAATCTAATGGTGTTTTACCAATTATCACATATGAACTACCAACTATTTTTAATAAATAAAAATTAAAATTAATAATAACTGAATCTCCAATAATCAAATTATTAGATAAATCAACATTATTTGATATATCTATATCTAATGAATAAACATAATTTGTTTCTTCATTTTTATTGAAGTTTAAAAAATTTTGAAATATACCTTCATAACTATTATAAAATGTTTTAATTCTGAAATCTTCTTGTTTTATATCTAAAAATTTTACAACTTTTAAATCATCTAATAATAAATATGTATTTGATATATCATTAATGAAATTATAAGTATTATTAAAAATAAAACTACCTTCTGAAAAATATACAGGTCCAATATAATTAAATTTTTCATTATCAAAATTATTATATCTTTGATATATAATTTCATTATTATAAAGTATTTCTTCAGATATTTCAAACATATTTTCATTTGTTGTAATATTATTAGATGATATATCAATCAATAAATTATTAAGATATATTTCAGTATTTGAATCACTATAATATCCACTTAAATCAAATAATGTTTCAATTTTGTAAGTAGTTGGAGTATATAAAATTTTATTAACATTATTTTCTAATTGAAATCTAGGTAAAAATGAATTTATATATTCATTTTCATTTAAACTATCTTCTAAATCTTGATAATCATTCACATAATTTATATTTTTAATTAATACAGATGCAACTGAGTTTAAATAATTATATAAATTTGTAGATATTTTAGTAGAACTTTCAAATATTTGTTTTGGTTGTGTTAAAATATAACCTTTAGCAGCAATTTTAAATTTTTGAATAGCAATACCTGAAGAAATAAATGTATTGCTTAAATTATAATAATATGGTGCAAATAAAGAATTATTTTTATAATCATAACTTTGATAATTTTCCAAATTTAAATTATTAATTAAATGAGAATTATCAATAATAGTACTTATTGTTTTACCCATTGTTTTTAATAATTTTATACCATTTACATTTAAATCTTGATATAAATCATCTGCATTTTCAATAATATTTAGTATAGGTGAAAAATTTAAATCTTCTAAAAATATAGTATCAAATAATTGATTATATTTATTAATTATAGATTTTTTTAAATTAGGTATAATATTGGCTTGTTTCATTTTAAGTGGTTCAAAAATAGGAGGATAAGAAATATTATCTTTTATATAAAATTCACTAGGATTGATTTGAAATAGTCTATTTACATTTCTTCCATTTATTGTTATACTTTTAGTTCGTTCATTTATTGGAAAATTATAAAAATAATATAATGGTTCTACACTCTTATTTGATATATAATATAAGCCATTACCATATAAATAATTTAAATAAATAATTTCTCCTGTTATTGAATTAACAACTATTGCTAAATCATTATTAGTATCTTGTAATACAAAATTAGTTGAACCAGATGGATCTTGTACTATAATATAACCATTATCATTATCAACATAATTTCCAGAACTATCTATTGTATATGGGTATTCTATTTGAGTATCAATATTAATTAATATTTTATCTAATAATGAATTTAAACGACGATTTAGTTCATCAATCATATTACCAGAAGAATCTAATAATATGTCTTCATTATTTTTGCTTAAAAATTTATGAAATGTATTTAATATATATGGTTGCTGATAAAAGTGCGCATTAAATTGAAAATTCATAATATTTCCAGATTCATCTTGATTTAAATTATGATGTAATATTGAAAATAAATTTGGTACTAAAGGTGATTTTACTTTTACTAAAGTAAATAATAAATTACTAGTATCTCCAATTGCATATAAATTACTCCCTTTATTTATAACTGGTAAAAATACTTTATTTTTGAGTAAATTATTAGATAAATCCATATATGATAATAACCAATAAAAACAATTTGGATCTATAGTTATTAAATGAGTATCTATTTGATTATTTGATAAAATTATAGCACTTGATGTATTGAACTCTAAATTAAAATTGTATTCAATTAAATCAATCTTTTTAATCTTAGTTAAATCTAAATTAATAGGTGTTAAAATATTATTACTTGAATCAATAATTATTTCTATTCTTTCTACGCTTAAATCACTATTTAATACTTTTAATTCATACAAATTACTATATGTATAATCAATATTTAATGTAATTGTATTATTATAAATTTCATTTATTGTAATTATATTATTTTCATCAGTATTAAATAAATTGATAATATTATATGAAATATCTGGATAATCAATCATATTAAAACTTGTATCTGGATACTTTTGAACATTAAAATTCATGTTTGCATAATTTACATTACCATCTGAATTTATTTCTGCATTAAAATTTATTACAGGAATATATAATTCTTTTACCATTTTTAATTTAATATTACTAATTAAAGTTAATACTGTATCAGGATAAATAAATAATGAATTATTTTTAAAAATAAAGTTTTTACATTCAATAAAAATACTATTTATTTCAATAAAAATTTTATTATATATAGAATTATTCCAATTTGTAATTTCAATAATGTTATTTGTATATGTATAAGTAGAATTACCTATTATAAATTCATCTATTATTTCAACATATTGATTTACCATATTATAAGAAATATCATTTAATCCTGTATATGTAGGTGATATTAAAATTAAATTATCTAATAGATTATTAGTTGAAATATCTATTGTTCCATAGAATGAATCACTGAAAAATAAATTATTCATTTCATTTCTAATATTATCTAATTTAATGTTTCTATTAAGATTAATATTATGATAAAATGTTAATCTCTTATTTGTTTGCCCAGAATCATTTAATTCTAAGAATGTATTTTGTAATGAATTATCTTCTGTTTTCTCTAAATTATAATTATCTAAATTATTAGCTAATCTAAAAAATATTGCAATTGTTATTTTATTCCTCCACATTATCATAAAATGATAATCATTAAAATCATTTGCATTAATTATAATATCAATATATTTATAAGCTAAATATGGATAAATTGTAGCTAAATCAACTGGTTGAATATAAGAAGGGTCGTCAAATGTTGACCAAGTTGCATTTAAATTAGATTTGGTTAATAAAGTTGAATAAGTATTTTGAAATAAATTTTCTATAGTATTATTTAAATAAATAGCTGAAGAACCAGTACTAAAATGGTCATCAAAACAAATTTTATTTGTATTATTATCAGTAAATTGATTATAAAATGATTTTAGAATACACCAAATTTTTTCTTTGTTATTTATTTGAATAGAATTAAATAAATATAATATATTTTGTTCACATAAAGAATATTTTTTTAAAAAAGTTTCATATATTTCTAATTCTAATTTTTCATAGTTACCATAAGATGTTTCTTTATAAAAATTAAATCGTTTATTCCATTCTAAAAAATAATTGTTACTAGAAATAATAACTGTACTATCTACAATATTATTTAATCCTAATTGATATTTTTTCCAAAATGTAAATGTTTTCACTCTAGTTGTAAATACTGGATATAAACTTTGTAAAATAAATAAATAAAATAAACTATTAAATTTTAATGCATTCAATTTATAGGTATCAATATTTAAAGTATTGGAAATTGCATAATTAATTGCAAAATCAGTATCATAAATAGGATTTGTTATCATTTTTGTATTATAAGTAATAAAATCAATTATTTCATTTTTAAAATTCATATATTTGCTATTTTCTTCAAATACATTATAATTTACATAGCCGTCAAATAATATTAATTCTAATTTTTTACGTAAATCTTGTACAATTGATAATTGTGATACAATATTTGTAAAATAATTAAAATTATAACTAGTTATTTGTGAATCCATAATTTTTAACCAAAATTCTGCCCATTTACTAAAATTCAATCTTAAAATAGGCAAAACTTGATTTAGTTTAGAATCTTTCAATTGAAATATATCAACAAGTATACCATAATCTTGTGTTGATAATAAGTTTAAATTAGCTAATAAATTATTTTCTAAATCTGTACCAAAAACTTGATTATAATAATTATCATTTTCTGATAAATTAAAAAAAGTTTCTGGTATTAAATAATAATGAGAAGATGTTGATTCGAAAAATAAATATGTTTTTACTTTATCATAATTAACACTTAATTCATTAATTTCATAATAATTTGTTGTTGTTGTTTTTGTAGTAACATTTTTTACAACATCAAAATAAGGAATATCAATTATAAAATGTAAACCAACTAATAAATCTGAAACTGTATTAATCTTAAATTGATGAAATGTATTAAATTTTTTTGTTCCTATATTTTTTATTATTTGTTCAATTGAAAAATTTGTATGTTTCCTATAAATCGTTTTAAAGAAAGTTATTTCTGGATTTAAAACAAGTGGGGCATCTTGTAAACCAATTGTTAATAATTGAATTAACCCTCCTGGCATTATTATTGAGATTAGATATTATTCTCTAAAACAATAATTAAAATATAGATTAATTTAATGTATTACCTATTCATTGTATTATTAGAAGGATGTCCTTATTGTAATGCTGTACAAGATTTATTAAAAAATTATAAAATTAAATATAAAAGTATTGAAATTAAACAACAAGAAAAACATAAATTTGTTACATCTGAAATTAATACGTTTCCACAAATTTATTTAAAAAAAACTAAAACAAATGATTCATTATTATTAGGTGGTTATACTGATTTAAAATTATTTTGCGATACTTTCATAAATAAAAAATATAATGAAAATAATGTAAAACAATTTAATAAAAATTATCCATTATGGAATAAAAAGTCTATTTTAAGATTAATTGAAATAAGTAATTTACTATAAAGTAATTAATTTAACACATGAACACCATTTTTATAAATTCCAACAGGTTTAGATTTAGAATCAAAAATTATTCCTTTTTCTTTATTTTCAAAGAAATAATTTTTATTATTTATAATTACAGTATCTAATAAAACTTCATTAATTATTTCTTTTAATTCAGATGTATCTAATACATTCTTTCTTTCTTTTTCAGTTAAATATTTATGTTTTAATTCATGAAAATTTAATTCTTCACCTTCACAAATTTCTTTTAAAAAATTTATTTTTATTTCAGTTATATTATTAATAATTTCTTTTTTAACTTTTTTTGAATCTTCTTTAATAACTGTATCAATTTCACCAAGTAAAGAATTAATTTTAGGGTATATTTCTTTGAGCGTTTCTATTGTTTTCATTAATAGTTATAAAATAATAATGAAAACAATTATTTATCAAATTTTTTTATTCAATACTATGTAACCAACAAAATAATTGACTAGAATCATTATTTATATATTTTGGAGGTCTATTGCATTTATTACATTTGTCAGAAACATTTTTAATTTTATATACTTCTAAATTATTAATATTTAAATATATAGTTTCTTTTATTTTTTCTTGCTCTAGTATTATCATTAATTGTTTTGGTAATACTAAATCTTCTATTTTTGCAATTTGTATTGATTTTAGTTGGTTTAACATTTCTAATAGTTCGATATCCATTATAATTAAGATTATATTCGCGAATTTTATTTTTATTCAATTTTTCTAATGATACAGTTAAAGTTAATTTTGCATCTAACTGCGTTAACATTTCTGGTTTTATTATCGTCGTAAAACCAACAATTTCTGTATATTTAATATTTAAATCTGTCGATTTAGATTCTATTTTATTCGAAGAATCTTCAAGAAAACAATCAATAATATTGTCATTTAACATCATATTAAAATCCTTTAAATAGTCTATATCTGGAATAAAAAACATACATTCAAATTAGTAGTTTGAATAAATAATAATGATTATTAATATCAATTTTTTAAATTAAGAGTTATTTACTTGTTCCAAAGGTGGATTATTTACTTGTTCCAAAGGTGGATTATTTACTTGTTCCAAAGGTGGATTATTTACTTGTTCCAAAGGTGGATTATTTACTTGTTCCAAAGGTGGATTATTTACTTCTTCCAAAGGTAGATTATTTACTTGTTCCAAAGGTAGATTATTTACTTGTTCCAAAGGTGGATTATTTACTTCTTCCAAAGGTAGATTATTTACTTGTTCCAAAGGTGAATTATTTACTTCTTCCAAAGGTAGATTATTTACTTCTTCCAAAGGTAGATTATTTACTTGTTCCAAAGGTGGATTATTTACTTCTTCCAATGGTGGATTATTTACTTGTTCCAAAGGTGGATTATTTACTTGTTCCAAAGGTGGATTATTTACTTGTTCCAAAGGTGGATTATTTACTTGTTCCAAGGGTAGATTATCTACCCTTGGTTTTAATAATGTTTTTTCTATAAATGTTAATAAATCATCTTTTAACATTAAAGGTTTTAATTTATAATTAAAATATCCATATATTAATTTTTTATCTTTATCTTGTTTTTTAATTTTATCATATAATTCATTGTATGTACATTGACAATTATTTTTGGAATTATATTTTTTAAGAATTAAATCACAATATTTCTTTACATCTCTAGTAAATGGAATACCCAAATAATAATCAGTTTCTTCTAAATTAGTAAAAAATTCTAATTTTAAATTTTCATCAGCTTTACATTTTTCAAAATTTACATTAAATTTATATTTAGTAAAAATATCAATTAAAGTTTTCACAATTATATCTTTAATTGATTGATTAATAATTTTCATATAGATATCATCAACAAATATATTTAATAAAAAATCTTTATTTATTTTAAATAATTCATTATTAGTCGTAAACCATTCATTAATAATTTCATCCATAATTAAACTGAATATAATATTAGAAGATGGTAATCCAGTTGGAATACCTTTCTTAAAATTAATTATTTTATTATTGAAATAGATAACTCTTTGTTTAATTATATACATATATTCTGAAGTTAATTTTTTAGCAGTTTCCTCATTTGAACGTCTATATAAATTACGATATAATAGTGTTTCAACAACTTCATAATCACATGAATCAAATGCTTTTTCAATATCAATTAATACAACATTTTCTCGTGATTTTGTATTTTCATCTGCTGTAATTATTACTGATGGATTCATTTGTTTAAAAAGACTGGATTTAAATATATTTACATCTAATGATTTGACTATATCAGTTACTTTCAAACACCATAATCTATCTATTAATTTTAGAGTTTTAGAATGTAATTGAAGAAATCTATAATTTTTAATATTTAGCTTATTATTAGTACTATCTTTAATAATTGGACAAATATGGACTTTATTTATTTTTCCCATTAAAATATTATTGATTTGATTATTAGTTTCTAAATCTTTTAATGCTAAAAAAGTTAATTTTAAATCATCTAATGTAATATCATTTTTAGCTAAACGTACTTCATTTTCTAATTGATTTAAATAATTAAAATTACCAACAATTTTTAATTTTTCAAAATTAGTATTTACTTTATTTTGTAAATTTTTTAAATCTTCATCACTAATTTCATTAATATAAGGCAAATCATTTAAAATACGAATATTATCTAAATCATTATTCCATAAACTATTTAAATAATTTACAAATTCTTCTTCTGAAGGTATTGTAGGATTCTTAATTGTATAATTCTTAATTGGTGCTATGATTAACATAACAATCTCTTTTAATTTTATCATAAAATTACCCATTAATAATATAAAATTAGAAGCTAATTAAATTAATATCAATTTTTATTATATGTCTAATATTCACATTCTTCATATGCTACTGGAAATGGTATTACATCACGAATATTTTCCATACCAGTACAAATTCTTACAAGTCTATCAAAACCAAGTCCAGCTCCAAAAGTTGGTAGGGATCCTTTACGACGCAAATCTATATACCATTGAAGAGAAGTTGCATTCATTTTTCGTTCCTTAATAACATCCATTAGTTTATCATAACTATCTTCTCTTACAGAAGAGCCAATTAGTTCTCCTAAACCAGGAACAAGAAGATCGCAAGATTGAACAGTTCTACCATCTTCGTTCTGTTTCATATAAAATGACTTTAAATCTTTAGGATAGTTATATACTAAAACTGGATGTTTAAATACTATTTCTGATAAAAATCTTTCACATTCAGAACCTAAATCATCACCCCATTTTGGAATTGTTAAAGTTTTAATTTCTTTTTGTCTATCAGTAATAATTTTTAAGGCATCGTCATATGTAATTCTAATATATGGTTTAGAAATATATAATTTCAATTTATCAATAATTCCTTTTGAAATAAATTTATCTAATTCACCTAAATCATCTGTATGATTAGTTAAAATATATTCAAAACAAAACTGAGTTAAATGTTCATTTAAATCTAAAAGGTTTTTAATACCATCTCCAAAATAAACTGTTTCCCATTCATAATGTTCAAACTCTCCAACATGTCGAGATGTCTTTGACTTTTCTGCACGAAATGATTTATTACAAGTCCAAACCTTCATAAATGCATGAGCAAGTCCTTCTAGTTGAAGTTGTGATGAAACAGTAAGCGATGTTTGTTTTAAGAAAAAATCTTTAGAAAAATCAACTTCCAGTTTTTGTTTATCATTTTTAATTTGAGTAGTAACTGTAAATTGTTCACCACCTCCTTCACAATCAGCTATTGTTAAAATATTAGGGTTAAGAAGCAGAAATCCAAATTTTTCAAAAAATTTGTAAAGAGCCATTGATAAGCCCGAACGAATTCTATTAACAGAAAGAAAGGTACGACTTTTCATTCGATCTATTTTATGTGACCGAAGAGCTTCCAATGAAGTTTTCTTTGCATTTAGAATATATGGTATTGGATCATAAATAGTACCAATATGATAAATACTTTTAATAATAATTTCAACTTGTTCATCTTTAGAAGGATGTTTTACAACTTGTCCAGTTATACCTAAAGAAGCACCTACACATAATAATTTTAATTTTAGAATAAATTCTTTCTCTTCAGTCATTAATGAAGTAGATTGTGAAGTGGACCCATCTACTAAATCTATAAAAATTCTTTCAGATGATATTCTAATAGAACGTATTGTACCTATAATTGTAACTATTTGTTCAATCAAGTCTTTATTTACTTCTTTAAGATCAATAAAACTTTGCGTATATTTAATAAGAGTTTGCATTATTAACTAAAATTTAAATAAATTAAATATTATATTTTCAACTTTTATCTAATATAATTTTTTTTGTATTTTAAAGAATTAAATTATTATATTACTAATGTTCTTAGTAGATAAATATTATAAAGATTCTAACCAATATATTTGGCACCATTCAATTATTGAAAAAATATTAGATAGTTTTGATACTCATAATGAAATTTATTCAAAAATTGATAAGATAATAAAAGAACCAGAAAATAAATTTGCTGAAATAATTTCAAATTTAGAAAGAGGTATATGGAGATATGCAAATTTTCAACATTTAGTAGTATATGGTAAAGGTGGTTCAGGTAAAGAATTTTTAGTCAATAAATTATTAGAAAAAATATATGGAAAAGCAAATACATATCTAAATGAAATAGAATATACAATTAATGGATATGGAAATTCAAAAACAAAAGTTAAAATCAAGCAATCTAAATTTCATATAGTAATTGAACCAAATTCAAATGGGTTTGATAAATATTTAATCCAAGAAATTATTCAAAATTATGCAAAAACAGAAATATTAAATATATTAAAATATAAACGTTTATTCAAAATTGTAATTATTAATAAAATAGATAATTTATCTAATACAGCACAAGCATCACTTAGAAGAACTATGGAAAAATATGCAGATACATGCAAATTTATTTTTATTTGCGACCAATTATCAAAAATGATTGAACCATTAAGATCTAGATGTATTGAAATTAGAGTACCATTACCAAATAATATTCAAATTATAAATACATTATTACAAATATGTCAAACAGAAAAAATTATATTAAATACATCAAATTTATTAGACATTTTAGTAAATAGTAATCAAAAAATATATAATGCAATTTGGTTATTAGAATTAAAAAATAATGGTTGTGAATTTGTAAATAATAAAGACAATATTATTTTAGAAATAGTAGAAATGATAATAAATAAAAAAAATTATACAAGTAAAAAAGCATATCGTGTAATTAAAAAATGTAGAGAATTATTTTATAAATTATCAATAACAAATATATCAACACAAGAAATAATTAGTGAAATAATGAAAAAATTATTAATGTATTTTGAAGATATTAATATTAAATCTCATATAATAGAAATAACATCTATTTTTGAATTAAGAAAATCTCAAGGTACTAGACATATTGAATGTTTTGAAGCATATATTATAAGATTAATTTATCTTTTTTCAAATTATATAAAAGGAAATGATTATCAATATAATTTAGATATTTTAGAATTGTAAACCATTTTCTGTAAACTTTAGTAAACATAAATAGGATAAAAAAAATATAATTATATATAATGGAAGAAAAAATTTATTTACTTTATAATTTTTGTTATAATAGTAATTTTACAAATTGTTTTGAAATAGATAATATAAAAATAGGCAAAATAGATATTGATGATATTAAAATAACTGATGAAAATGAATCTGAAATAATTATGACAGAATTAGAAACAGGTAAATTTTCTTTTATGAATGTAAATAACACAGATTTAATTATTTATATCAAATGGTTATCAGAAAGTTATCCAGTTACAATTAAAATTGGTCCATATTACAATGATGAAAAAAGTTTAAATAATTTTGCTAATAATGATTCATTATTTTCTTATTTATTAAGTCAATTAGTTTTACAAAAGAAAAGTATACATATTTTATTACCTATTATAAATTTTGATATTGATTTTAATAAAATACAACATATATTAAAAGCAACGCCAATTTATAATACTATTAATGATAAAATTCAATTTAATGAAATAAGTAATAAATTATCAGTTCGTATTAGAGAACATTTTTTTAAATCTATAATTTTAAAAGATTATTTAAATAAAAATAAATGTGCATATAAACCATTATTATTTCAATTAATTCATACATTAGCTATAATTCAAAAAGAATTTCCAGGTTTTAGACATAATAATTTATCAATAGATAATATTTTAATTTATGTTAAAAAAGAACCAGTTTCTTTATTATATGAATTTAATAACAAAAAATGGGAAATACCAAATATTGATTTTGAAATAAAAATATGTAATTTTGAAAAATCAATATTACCTAAATATTACGGTATATTAAATCAAAGAGATACAGATGTTCCATATATTGATGAATTAAATGATTATTTTGATATTCACACTTTTTTAAATTCATTAATAGAAACAAATCATTTAAATTCAGAAAATCTACTATCACAATGTGATTTAGAAACAAAAAAATTTCTAGATAAAATTATACCATCTCAATTAAGAGGAATGAAAAATAATAAATTTTATTTAAATAAAAACACTGTAATTGAAAAACCAAGTAATATGTTAAATGATAGTTATTTTAGTAATTATAAAATAAATAAAACAGAAAAACAAGAATCTGTAGAAGAATCTGTAAAAGAATCTATAATAGAATCAGAAGTTATTAATGGAAAAAATAATTATTTAAAAAGATTAATAAAAACTATTCCTGAAGAATCTAAAAAAATTAATAGAATTCAAAAAATTAAAAAAGAAGAAATTGGATTTGAATTATATAAATCTTTAACTAAATCTGAAACAAATTTAAAATCTATGAAAGGAGGTAATGATAAAAGTTTTGAAAATCCTTATGCTCCAGATAAACCAGAAAGTTTTATAACACACGATACTAAGAAAGCAGAAGAAATAAACGCAACTACAATTGAAAAGAAAGAACCAGATTCATTTATAACTCATGATGTTAAAAATGTAGAAAAAATAAATAATCCACCTGATACAAGAACATTAAAACCTTGGGATAAGACTAATTATAAACCAAGAGAAGATGGTAAACCACCTTATAAACCAGCTTATAATCCTGACTATAAACCAAGAGAAGATGGTAAACCACCTTATAAACCAGCTTAT